ACTGAAACTACTAATTTTATTTTAGATGGTAACTCTCGTATCAGCCTATCAAATAATGATAGTGGTGGAACTGGTGGATTAGATAGTACAACTGCTAATACAGTTTTTGGATATTTAGCTGGTCAAAATATTGATTCTGGTAATATTCATAATACATTTATCGGGCATAAAGTAGCAGATGCAACATTACTAAATGCCGCTGATAATAATGTAGGAATAGGTTCAAATGCTTTAGGTATTTTGACTTCTGGTGCTAATAATACGGCAGTGGGATTTCAGTCTTTAGATGCTTGTCAAACAGGGGGCAATAATACCGCCATTGGTTATAATGCATTATCAGCTCATACTGGTTCTGATAATACTGCGATTGGGGCTGAAGCTGGTATACTTACAACGGGTTCAGACCAAGTACTTATTGGCGGTGGAGCAGGAGCGGCTCTGACTTCAGGGGCAACTAATACAGCAATCGGCAGAAGGGCTTTACAGACTGCAACGACAGCATTGAACAATGTAGCGGTTGGGAAATCTGCTATGGAAGATGTTAAAGCGGCTGTCGCTGTCGATGGATGTGTTGCTATTGGGTTAGATGCTATTAAAGGGAATAGTTCTAATACTACAGGTATAAACAACACGGTTGCGATAGGAACTTCTGCCCTCTCATCGTTAACCACCGGAAGTGGTAATACATCTATTGGATATCTTTCTGGAGCTTTAATTGATGATGGTGTTAATAATACAGCAGTAGGATATGAATCAGGTAGTTCTCTTTATGCAAGTGGTTCTTATAACACAAGTTCAGGTAATACATCAATAGGTTATCAATCTGGTAAGAATCTGGGTCAAGGTGCTTCTGCTAATTACAATACAAGTTTAGGTTATCAAGCTGGTAAGAATATCACTACTGGTGATAATAATGTGGCAATCGGAGCTGGTTCAGCTGATGCTTTACTTGGTGGCGAAGAGAATGTATCAATAGGGTCAGGTTCTCTTGGTGCTATGGCTGGTGATGCAGATACAGATACTGTCAATAATGGATTTCGTAATATCGCAATTGGTGTAGATGCAATGGGGGCTGTTAATGCTGGAAGTCATAATACTGCTAAAACTGATGATAATATAGCGATTGGTAATGATGCGTTAAAAGGTGGTTCTTTTTCAAGTAGTAATTACCAATTAGAAGATAATATTGCAATAGGAAATAATGCTCTCGATGGTACAGGTGGTAATCCCATTGCTGAAAATATTGCAATCGGCACAAATGCTATTGGTGCATCTCTCTGTGGTGTTTCAAAAAGTGTTGCAATTGGTTATAATGCATTATCATCTGCTACATATGATGATTCAGATGGGACTGTGGCTGTGGGGCATTCAGCAGGTGCGGCTCTTAAAGGAGTAACGGATACACAATTTGCTTCTGCATCTGTCTTTGTAGGTTATCAAGCAGGGTTAGCTGTGACCACAGGAATTGGAAATCT